CTGGTAAAGTAGGTAGCGGGGGAGTAATAGTTACTCCGATAATGACTGCTGACACAGCGGCGGGTGAAACAGCAATTGAAGTTCAAAATGTAACCGGAGTTGCAGTAAATCAAGCGGCAGACCGAGGCGACGGCCAAGCAATGATTGTTAATAGTGTTTTAGGAACAACTATCAATTTTAATGATGCACTAACATCAGAGTTTAAAGGTAATTTAGTAACTTATAATGATGTAGTAGGAACTAACGATACTTCAAACGGTAGTGGATTAATATTAAATGTAAGTAGAGCAAGTGGTAGTTATACTGTTGATAATATTGTAATATCTGGAGTAGGATACGAAGGAGGCGATCAGCTAGTTATTTTAGGTGATGTATTAGGCGGTCAATCACCAGGAAACGATTTAAGTTTAGTTGTAGGAAGTGTCGATACAGGCGGAGAAGTATTATCCTTAACAGCTAGTGGAACAGCATTTGACGGTACTGGATCGTTTGTTTCGGTTACTACATCATATTTACATGGTAACGGTAACGGCGGTATATGGGACGTTACATACAATGGCGGTACGTTTGACGCTACATTAATTGAGCCTACATATCCTAGCCAAACAGGCACAGTTGGCGGAGGAACAGGTACTGGAGCAATATGGAATATTACATCAACAAACAATACTTACAGTATTACTATTGACCCAAATGAAGTAGGGGTAACTGGGTATTCGCAATATGATGTAATTAAAATTCCAGGAAATACACTAGGCGGCGCAACACCTGATAATGATGCACAGATAACTATAACTTCAGTTAATTCAATTGGATTTCCTACAAACTTTACTGTTGTAGGTAACGGTGCAAATGCATCAAATAATTATATAGGTGTTACATGGTCAACTAATGGCTCCGGTGTTGGAGCAACTCTTAATATTAATTCCGTTGGGTCTACTTATAGTGCCGCGTTTTCAGTAACAGGATCAGGATTTTCTGTAGGAAATACTGTAACTGTATTAGGTACACAACTAGGCGGAACATCGCCAGCAAACGATTGTACAATTACACTTGATACTGTTGATACTGGTGGAGAAATACTTACATACACAGTAACAGGTACAGCATATAATGTTGCTACATATACTAATGTAAACAGTGGTACAAATTTAGTAGGTACCGGAGCAACATTTGATGTTGCAAAAAATGGCGCGGCATATACAGTAACTTTAGTAAGCGGTGGTGACGCTTATGCACCAAATCAAACTATAACATTGAATGGAACAACATTTGAAGGAATTAGTCCAACAAATGATCTTGTATTAACAATTACTGATGTAGATAATGATTCAACACTTACAGCAGGACCACTATTGACTTTTAATGCAGTAGGTACAGCAACAAGAGGAACAACAGGATACGTTGCAAATGATAGATTAAAGATTCAAGGCGGCCAATTTACAGGCGGTACAAACGTAACTAATGATTTAGTTATATTAGTTACAGGAGTTGGTGCTGAAGGAAATATTACTTCGAGTACGTACTCTGGTACAGCACCAGATGCTACTGCACAGTATAATGCTGTAGCTCCAACAGGCGGCTCGGGTTCAAATTTAACAGTTGATATCACAAGAACTGGAGCAGTGTATAGCTTAGTATTAAATGACGTAGGTAGTGGTTACGTAGCGGCAGAAACAGTAACAATATTAGGTGCAGTATTAGGCGGAACAACTCCTGCAAATAATGCTACAATTACAATTGACGGAGTAGACGGATCAGGTGCAGTTACTACAGCAAGTATTTCAGGAGCGGCGGCTAATGCTGGATCAGCATCTAATTTAAGTTCAGAAAACAATCCAGGTGCTGGAGCCGGATTTACTGTTAGTCTAACTGGTGGAAATTACACAGTTTCTGTTGAAACTGCTGGTAATAATTATGTTGCAAATCAAAAATTTAAAGTACTTGGCGAAAACTTATCAGGTATAACTCCAACAAATGATGCTGAAATTACTGTTAGTAGTGTTGATGCTACCGGTGCAATAACTGGTGCTACTATTACAGGATCAGGTTCTACTGATGTAGCGTCATTTTCTAATGTTGTTGTAAGTAATGCGTCACTTACAGGTAATGGTGCTACCTTTAGTGTCCTAAGAGATGGTACAACTGCTGACAGTAGTGTAGGCATTTATACAGTTACAGGAGGAACCCAAGGTAATGGATATGCTATAGGTAATAGAATAATTATTGATGGCGGAACAGTTGGTGGAACACCAACAACAAACGATATCATAGTTAGCATTGCTAGTGTTGATAGTGCAGGCGGTGTTGTAACGTTTACATACGTAGGTGATGCATTTGCTGGCACTGACTTACAATTATATTCAACAACTACAATAGATTCAGCAGTTACAGCACCACTAACTACAAGTCAAAATATAACGTTTGAAGCACTAGCAACATTAAGAATTACATTTACTACACCGCACGGACTTGTCCCGGGTGATACATTTATTACTACAGTATCAAGTGATACTGGATCTAATAATCATAACTTAGCGGCAGGATCGTTCTTAGCAATCGCAGTTCCAACAAAGTTTACACTAGATTATACAGCTAGATCAGTTGGGGCTATTGTTACTTCAGGTACTGAAATTATTAGTGCTATTGTCTATCCAAGACCAGATTCATTCTTTATACACAGACCGTATGATGGTGGTGTACAACTAGGAACTGGTGGTCCACAACATGGAGCACAAGCAATACGTCAAAGTAAAAAATATATTAGATACCAGTCAGGTAAAGGTATTATGTATACAACAGGTGCATTGTTTGCTCCAAGTTACGATCTTAGAAGTGCTACATCAACCGGAGTCGAAACTGGATCAACTATTACAATAACTACAGATGATAACGATCACGGATTACAAATTGGCTGTAAAATTAAAATTATTGGTATTGATACACCGGGATATAATAACACATACGTAGTTAATGATATTATAGACGAACGTACTTTTGAAGTTACTGCTACCCTAAGATTAGGCTCTACAACAGCAACATTAAGTTTTAATGCACAAGTTTCAACTAGTGAATGGCACGGTGCAACAGTACGTTCAGGTATTTTTGATGATCAAAACGGAATTTATTGGGAATACGATGGTACTAACTTATTAGTATGTCAAAGAACAAGTACTAAACAAGTTGCAGGTACTGCAACGATATCACCTGATACTAATGTACTAACAGGTACAAATACTAGATTCCAGGATCAGTTAAAAGCAGGAGATAGAATTGTTATTAGAGGAATGACACATGTTGTTGCTCATGTTAATAGTCAAACAGAAGTTAATGTTACGCCAGATTATAGAGGTGTTAATACTGCGGTAGGTGCAAAAGTATGCTTAGTAAGCGATAAAAAAGTTAGACAATCTGATTTTAACCTAGACACATTTGACGGTAATGGTCCAAGCGGATACAACATTGACGTAGCAAAGATGCAGATGATTGGTATTGAATATTCATGGTACGGTGCTGGTTTTATTGATTTTATGGTACGTGGATCTGATGGTAATTTTATCTATGCACACAGAATGCGTAATTCAAACATTAATACAGAAGCATTTATGCGTACAGGTAACTTGCCTGTTCGTTATGAAATTACTAACGAAGGTGCATTAGGTAGATTAAAAACAACAGCAACAGATGCTAGTACTACGCTAGAATTAGATGATGTAGACTTTTTTCCAAATTCTGGAACAGTGTTTATTGACAATGAGTTAGTAACGTATACTGGTAGAGATGAATCAACTAACACACTAACAGGATGTAATAGAGGCGCATCGTTAACAAACTTCCAGTCAGGTGCATCAAGAACATATACAGCAGGTGTCGCCGCAACACACACAGCAAAAACCGGAGTTGTGTTAGTAAGTAACACATGTACTCCACTTATATCACATTGGGGTTCAGCGTTTATTACAGACGGCGGATTTGATGATGATCGAGGTTACATCTTTAGTTATGCTGAACAAGGTCTAACTGTTAGTACTACAAGACAAACAGCATTTTTGATTAGACTAGCGCCAAGTGTATCAAATGCTATTACAGGTGACTTAGGCGATAGAGAACTATTAAATAGAGCTCAACTACTACTAACAGGACTTGAAATTACAAGTGAAACAAGCACCGGCGGTATTGTTGTTGAAGGTGTTCTTAATCCTCAAAACTATCCTACTAACCCGTCATTGGTTGGTTGGTCAGGATTATCAGGACTTGCACAAGGTGGACAACCTAGTTTTGCTCAAATTGCTTCAGGCGCTGGTATTACATGGTCAACTGGTGCGGCGGCGACAACAACGACACTTACTTCACAAAGTGTTATAACAGCTCAGCTAGATAGTGGAATATATAGTACAGGTAATAATTCAAGTTATGTATTTGTTAGTGGTATTGATTATAGAACTACATTTGGTTCAAATGATATTAATTTTGTTGTTGGACGTACTATAACCGGTGCAAATATTAGAAGTAACACAACCATTAACGATGGATTTATTGATAGTAGTGGTAATTATGGGTATTTTAGATTGAGTCGAAGAACAAGTGGCAGTATTAGTACAAACCAATCAAACTACTTTTCGCTAACTGAAGGTGGCGATCAAGTTAATACAAACTTTGCACTAATAACACAAGCAAGTTGGGAAGCATCGGGTGGTACAAACGGAACAAATGTTGATCCATCAACATCAAGTCCAGGATTTCCATCAGGTACACTAATTAACAACGTTGAACAAAAGAATTTTGCTGGTACAACATATTATCGACTTACATTTAATAACGCAATGGACGGAACACTAACAGCAGGTAGTGGTACAATTACGCTACAGTTTATTCAACCACCGTTTGCTCAACCAGGTGAAACAGTACTATCGTTTATTGCTACACCAAATGAAAGAGCGTCACTAGACTTATCACAGTTGAAAGAACTTACAAATACTACATTAGGCGGTAGAGGAACATTTCCAAATGGTCCAGATGTTTTAGCAATTAATATATATAAAACAACTGGCTCAGATGTAGTAGCTAATTTGATTCTACGTTGGTCTGAAGCTCAAGCGTAAAGATTATAGTTTACAATACACCGTGGATTATTAGTTGGAAATCCACCAGCATGTAATGTATTACCATCAAATAAAACAATACGTCCTTTTTTAGGAGTAACTCTTTGTAACTCCTTATTATTTTCAAAAAATATAGTATCACCATCACTATCGTTTACATAGTAAATTAATCCTAAATGTTCTTCAGGTCGATCAGTATGTGGTGCGTAATAATCTAATGTTGTTTTGTGCGGAACTGTTATGAAAAGTCTTGCGGCAATAATATCAACTAAATTAATATTAAGTTCTGAACAAATAATTTGTGGTATTTTACTAAAGTTTCCATAATGTTCAGTTAGTTTAGTACTACTCCTAAGAACATGTTCAAAACTAACAGGCATTGAACCGTTTTCAGAAGCAGTAGGTTCGTATTTACAAACAAGTGGTAACATTGCGTTAACATTAGTATTGCCAAATACCAGTGTATGATAATAGTCCTGTAATTCTTGAGGTACTAAATCATCACGTACGATTATCATTTATGTGCAGTTTCTAAATAATCTACAAAAGCCGCTAAATCGTCAAATGCTAACATTGCTTTTGCTATCTTTTTATATGCAAATCGACTATTAATTAGTTCTTCGGTTTCAACACCATGTCCTGTACGGATTAACACAGGCTTAGCGCCTACTTTCATAGCCGCTTTCAAATCTCTTAATCTATCACCTGCATAATACCCGTGTTTAAATTTAACATGTGGAATTTCTTTTTCTGCACGTTTAAACATACCGGCATTTGGTTTTGCATACATATCACTTTTATGACTACATGCACTATAATATAAACCGTCAATACTTGGACATCCTGCTTCGCCTAGTTCTTTAAACATATGTTCGTGTACTTTGTCGACGTCTTGTTCAGTGTATATGCCTTTATGAATTCCGCCTTGATTTGTAATAATAACAATTTTATGACCAAGTTTACGTAATTTTACAATAGCTTCTAAACTTCCCTTTTCGAATTCCCAATCTTCAACTTTATAAACATAATCTCCAATGTCAACGTTAATAACACCGTCTCTGTCTAACCCTACTACACACTTAGGTGCTACATAGTCTGGTTTATAGAAGTCAATATCTACATCATTACTCCATACAATTTTTGGATTACTCATCTTTAATGTTTCCTGTTATTTCTTCAAGCATTCCGGCCTGGCTATCTCCAGGAATAATCCTGTAGTTATCTTCTACACTATCAGCAGTACTAACTTCTGTTACACTACTGCCATCTTCTAATGCTTCTAGTTGATGTGGACGTAATGGAGGATTATGCCATGTCATCCCCTGTGTTAGCGTATGTGTAAACAACGTAGCTGTGCTAGTGTCTAACCACCTAACAATAAAACTACCTTCATTTACAAACCATGTTTCGTCTTTGTCTTTGTGAAAGTGCATACTAAATTTATTTCCTTTTTTCTCAAAGAACATAATCTTTCCACAATACTTTTCATTTGTTGCCCAAATGATTTCGTATCCCCAACCTTTATCTACTTTACCTTCAAGTCTTGTTGGTTGTTCTGTCATTATTGATTCTCCTCAATCCATTCAAACGGTGTTGTAAACTTAAAATCACCTATTGTGTTTAATAATTTATCGTTGTTGCTTTGTGTAAAACTTTGATATTGATTTTTTACACTATCAGGAATTGGAATTTCTTCTATTGTAGCATTATGTTTGTCAGCAATACATTTAGCAATACTTCCAAAACTAGTTGCTTTACCTGTACCTACATTCCATATTCCACTCTCATCAGTATCAATAAACTTAGAAATAATTTTACATATATCACCGACATATATGAAGTCTCGACATATAGTATCACTACCTGCAAACGGATGTATAGTACCAGTAAGAGCTTGTTCTTTAAATTTATGAAAAACGCTCATTTGAAAACCTTTATGGTCTTCATGCTCGCCGTAGACATTAAAAAATCTTAGTCCTTGTATTTTACACTGATATTCGCTCCAGTCTAATTTTTGTACAGTTCTATCAAATAAATATTTGCTCCATGCATAAGGTGATTGCGGCTGTAACGGACCATCTTCTGTAAAATGTGTAGTAGGTCCATAAACACTTGCACTTGATGCATAAATTAAATCAATACCTTGCATATCGCATACATGTAATAGTCTTTCACTAAAGTCTAAGTTTTGCTTCATTACCTTTTCAACATCAGTTTCAGTAGTACTACTAATTGCACCTAAGTGAATAACTTTATCAAACTGACTACAATCTGGAACTACATTTTCAATCCATTCATACTCAGCAACTCCATGACCTTCGCCCATAAGATGTTTAACTAAGTTTTTTCCGATAAATCCGTTACTTCCGGTAATTAATATTTTCATTATGAACTTGCCATTTCTATATTAGTAATATTTTCTGTAATACGTTTATTAAATTCTAACGTATCTTGATATGCATAAAGACCTTCACTCAATGCTCTACTAAAACTTGCACTCATATCTAAATTCTCACTAAGTTTTTTACATGCTAAACTTGTTTCGTAACCGCCACTAAGACCAACTAATTTTTTTACATTTTTATGCTGAGATAAATCGTGGTATAAATTAGGAACATCTGGAATAGTAAGTTTTAAAATAACTTGCGGCAAGGTTTTATCAAATCGATCGTTAACATGTTTTTCAAAAGAATCCAAATACGGTTTAATACTTTCATTTAATAACATTTCAAAGTGATGTTTGTGTTCAATGTCAATAGGAATTTCAGGCTCAATAATTGGAACTAAATTTTGATTAGCAATTTTTAAAGCATATTCAAATTGTTGCTCTAAAATAGGTTGTATCATATCTTCGCTTTTAACAATACTTCGCATCTTTGTACCTAAACATCCGTGCCACGAAGCATATTCTGTCATTTCAAATAAATCAAATTCTTTTAACATACCGTCTTCATTACATCCGCTATCAATTTTAAGATATGCATCTATACCTTTATTTTTAAGTACATCTACAGCGCCTCGATGAATAGAATCTTTGTATAGTATTGCCGCCCAAATATTACTACTATTAAATGCCGGTGAATTAATCATCCGTAATCGCATTTCGTGGACCAAGTCCATTTTATTTTCTTCTGTATACTCTTGTCCGTAACGCTCTAATACACCGCCTGTTGATCCGCCACTGTGATCCATTGCCGCTATAAATCTCATTTTAAGTCCTCCTCTAAAATATAACTAAAATCTTTATTAGGATATGGAATAAAATTAAAATTAATCACACACCTAGTTTTTTGATCTGTACACGTTGTTCCTGTATGTTTCCAATTTGCTGGAAAAACTAGTAATCTATTTGCTTTACTCTTTACGGGTTTTATTTCTTTGCTTTCAAACCTAGTTTCGCCATCGTTTGTATTTAAGTAATAGATAGCAGTAAGTGCCGGCCAAACATGTGTATCGGTGTGATATCCATGTTCTATAATTTTAGTAGCTCTTGGTAATAAGTTTGCTTTAATTCTAATTAATTGACACGGCTGTAAAATGTTAAAAAATCTATACATTAAATTAAATATGTTGTCGCTAGTAGTAGGCCCAAAATTTTCATGTATGTTGTGTACAAACTGAAACTGATAATCATCGTTATCTTTAGATTTATCTTTATCATCTACAACTTTTGATTTGTAAAACCAAGGGAACATTTCGCCGTACATAATATCATTTAACTCTTTAAACTCGTTAGTAGGTAGTGCGTTATCTATGATTTTCATCTATTATCCTTGTTGTACTATGCCCTTCGATTATAGGAAAAATAACAATCTTAGCAAGATGATTACCTACTACAGTGTCAAATGTATAGTCGCCGCCTTTTACTATAATATCTGGCTCTAATTTGGTGATTGTTTCCAACGGAGTATCTTCTTCAAATACAATAACATCGTCTACAAAACCAAGCTCTAAGAGGCTTTCCTTGCGGGTGGCTTGATCGTTTATGGGTCTTAAATCGCCTTTTAATCTCTTAACACTAGAATCGCTGTTAATGCCCACTATAAGTCTATTTCCAAGCGTTTTGGCATAATTTAGTAGTTTTAAATGGCCAACGTGTAATATATCAAATACACCATTAGTAAACACTACAGTATCTTCTACATCTTCTTGTTTAAGAATATATGTACCTGAATGTTTAACACTTTCAGTTGATCCTTTAACAGCAATTTCTAAACATTTTTTATGTGTGTAACCTTTTGTAAGACCATAAACAAATCCGGCCATAAAACAATCACCAGCACCAGTAACATCTGATACTTCAACTGGTTCTACAGGAATATTGTATTCAACATTATCTATTGTAGCATACACGCTGTGGCCTGCATCTGTAGTAATGATGTTACCTTTCCATTCGTCAAATTCAAACTTAGTGTATTCGTTATGGTTAGGTTTAACTAGCCAAGCACCTTCGTAGTCATGTGCGTAACGTTTTGGATCTACAATTACTTTAGGCCCTTGACTGTTTATGTGTGCAATAATTTGTTTTGCATTATCTAATACACCTTTGTCATAATCGCTTAATATAACATAATCGTATTGTGAAAAATCACTACGTAATACATTGGATAATACTGCATTTGAATCTGCGTTTTCATCTTCATCTAACCGTGTGATATAATGCCCATCAGATATAATTCTAGTTTTAATACTTCGAGGTTGTTCTGTTTGTAATAGCGTAACGTCTACACCTAAACTCTTTAAGTTTTCGTGTACAAGTCCGGCTCCACCTAACGATGTTGAAATACGTTCAATATTAACTATAGGCACTGGCGCTTCAGGACTAATTCGTGAACTAGTACCGTAAATATACTTGTCAATTATTACATCACCAAAGACTAAAACTTTCATAGTTTTATTATACCTGATTATTTAAGATTTGTCAAGTAAATCTATTACTTGAAATACTGTTTGTAGTTTGTTTAAATTAATTTTACTTTGAAGTGTATTACGTAATCCATGATGTAGAGGTTTTGGCCAGTGTCCAAAACTAACCCAAGCATATCCATCATGTTCTTCATTTAAGTGCGGAATAAATTCGTCTTCTACTACACATAGATATGTATGGAATTGGAATTTGCTATCAGTAGATACAAACGTTTCTAAAGGCATTGTTTTAGTAATACTAGGCAACTCGCCGATTTCTTCGGTAATTTCTCTTTGTAGTCCTTCCCAAGGCGTCTCACTACCTTCGTTGGTGCCGCCAACAAGGCCCCATAGATTATTATGTTTGCCATTACGTCGATGCAAAAAGAGAAATCTTTTTGTTTTTAGACTATAAAATAAGGCACCACTGCAAACTATTTCGCTCATAAAAATAGTTATCCGTTAAGTGCTACTCTCCAAGTTCCTTGTGGATATAATCCTTCAACACTAAGTAGCCATTCTTCACCATTCCAACGGTATTGTACTCCAGTGTTTAAGTTAGTAATATATGTTACTGTTGTGTTATTAACTGTAGCTGATGCATCAAATATTACACTCCATGCACTTCCACTCCATTCAATAATATCATTTTCACTTGCAACTACATCTGAATTATCTAAATTTTTCCAGGCATCTGCACCATCTGTATTTCCAGTAGCACCTATTGGTCCAAGTAATAACACTCTTGTTCCTTGTGTTTTACTTGCAGGGAATGTTTTAGTAGGATCAATAATATAATCAACTGATGTTAACGAACTATTAGATCTATCCGGACTGCTAATGATAGTATTAGCAGGAAAACTATCAGTATCCCAGTTAACAACAATCTGTGTATCATCTAATTCATTAACAGCAAAAGTGCCTGTTATCGAACTACTTGTATCTATCTTAGTAAGATATATACGACTAATACCAGCTTGATACTGTCCTGGATGTGTATCAATTATATTTTTCCAACTAGTTTGTCCTATTTTGCCTTTATCTGATAATTCAACAACTGTTCCGTTAACAAATAAGTCATATCCTTGATAATTTGTTGTAACAACATGTGGTGTAGCTGTAGTTGATATACCTCTACTCTTATTTTTATCTGAGGTTCCTGGTACAGCTGAGTCATCAAATGCATTAATAAGAGGAGCAGATAATCCTAATTCTACAGTACCTTGTGATTCGTCAAATATACTAGTAATAATATTTGCAATAACACCTAAGCGTTTAACTTTTACTGGCGGTGAAATCCATATAGGTGTTGTAAATGTAAGTGTTGCAACGTCTATTTGATCATCAATACCTACTGGTATAGCTCGAGAACTAAAGTTAACATTGTCTAATGTTACTACTGATAAACTTGTCCAATCAATGTAATTATCTGTAGTTTGTAATTCTAAACTAGGATTAAACAGCATTAGTATTTGTTCTAGTATTTGCAATTTTTGATCTGTATTTGTACTCCAAATATCTAAGTTAACAGTTAACATATAAGGTGTTGGCATTAATCTTTCAACTGTATAATTTTTGCCTTCAAAATTTAAATATTCTTGACCTGAATTGTCGTATGCTTTTTCTCTTACATTAACTTTACTCACATAACTTTGATCAGCAGTTCTATCTCTATCCAATGCTAGTCCTGAAATATATAACGCCATACGAGGCGCACTAGGAATTTTGTTCTCGCTGTTGCCTTTAATAATATTAGCAACTTGTCTAGTTAAATCTCCGTACAATACTGGAATAACTGTTTCTGCTCCCTTACCATCCTTGTAAGAATAATTACTAAACATCCTTACTAGTTGTGTGATATAGCGCCTTACTTGTCCATCGTAAAAATGTTGACTCATTAGTTATCTGCCTTTGGTCTAAGTGCTTTTGATAAGCCTTGGCGTTCTGGTACTGTTTCACCACCAATTTGACTTGAAGCTGTGTTGTTAATAAAGGAACCTTTTTGTGTAGTACGTGTATTAGTATTAGATAGTGTAACACGAACATCGTCTTGTACTTTTAGCCATCTAGTACCGTCATATTTAAATAATCTTTTTGGTAACATATCTGTTCTTAAAAAGTAATCACCTGTAATTCTAGTTGTTGGAAAGGTAATACCCTGACCAAAAGCGGCACCATTTGGAGCTTCTCCTGTGCCTAATAAGTATCCTTGATATCCGTCTCTAGAAGGTCTATCAGCTACTTCGTCTGCACTAATAGTAATATTACTTGCATCAAAATCAGTTTCATCAGCAGTTTGTAATGCAACACTGCCGTCTGCATTAGTAGCTAAAGTATAGTAATGACTAATATCGTAACCACTCTTTGCCGCATCTGCTTCGGCTTGTGCAACCACTGCATTATTAATTTGCATCTCTGTTTCATATGTGCTAAGTAGATCTCTTAAAGTAGTATCTGAGCCTTCTTCTGCAGGCAAACTTAATACTTCTTTAAACTCTTGACTATCTACTAATGATTTTAACTTCAAACGATATAAGTGTGGATACCACGTAGGCGTAAATCCTTCAGCGGCTCTGTTAATATCATCTATAACATAGAATCTTTTTAATGCCATTGTATTATCATCAAGTGCATATTCGTCTTTTAAATGAGGCAATTCTATAACATCACCATTCATAAGTTTTCTACCTATAGTTTTTACACTACTGTTAATATGAACAGTCATAAACAATGTATCGTTTTGTAAAAATAGTCCAAATTGACTAAGATCAAAATCTACATCTTGTACATTATATATACCCCGTATTTCGTATACAGAAGTATCATATTTACGATCTCTGTTTTCTAAAAATAGCATATCTTGTATATTAGATGCTGTAACTCCGCCACTGTAATTGGGCTGATCGGCAGTTGCATCAGAAGTCGCTGTATTTTCGGGTCCGAGGTATTTGTGAACATATACGTCGGTTCCTCCTACAGTAAACATCTCAAGGATCTGTTTGTCTAAAAACGTGTAGTCCTTGCCCTTTTCTGGTTTGTATAATGATAGTCTTGGCATACACATATTTATCGTTACGATAAATACTAGTGGAGATTATTTAATATGGCAAACACAACAACAAAGAAACAAGAAGTATTTGACTATGTTCATGCTATGTTAGGCGGTGGAATGGTTGATGTAGAGTTAGATCCTATACATTACGAAACTGCATTAACAAAAGCATTAACAAGATACCGTCAAAGGAGTGATCATTCAGCAGAAGAGTCATATTTGTTTTTAAAAACAGTTGTAGATCAAAATAGTTACATTCTTCCAAACGAAGTTATGGAAGTTAGAAAGATATTCCGTAGGACTGTTGGATCAAGATCAGGCAGTGGAGACGGCGGAAGTATATTTGAACCGTTTAACTTAGCCTATACTAATACCTACTTGTTGTCTAGTACTAATATTGGTGGACTTGCAACATATGATATGTTTAGTCAATATCAAGAATTAGTAGGACGTATGTTTGGTAGCTTTATTGAGTTTAAATGGAATAGTGTATCAAAAGAACTTACTTTATTACAACGACCTAGAGGCGAAGAAACTTTGATGTTATACGCATACAACTACAGACCCGACGAGTCTTTACTGTCAGATTACTTAGCAATTGATTGGCTTAAAAGTTATACTCTTGCTACATGTAAGTTTATGTTAGGCGAAGCAAGGTCAAAATTTGCAACTATTGCTGGACCACAAGGTGGATCACAACTAAACGGTGATACATTAAAAGCTGAAGCACAAGCTGAGATGGAAAAATTAGAAAACGAAGTGTCACTAGCTGTTGCCGGCGGCACAGGTTACGGATTTACTATAGGTTAAGCCAAAAAACTACTTGACAATACATTAAAACAGTTATATAATGTAAGTATGCAGTATATAACAACACCAATGTGGTCAGTTCCACTATTTAAAACAAACATAGGTAAGCCTGATCCTATTACTATGGCTTGGGTTAAAAATTTAGAGTATCCACACGAAGCTTCTGGACACGATCATACTGATGACAAGTATATATTAGATCAACCAAAGTTTAAAAAGTTAAAAACAAAATTAAAAGAAGTTTGTGACTTTTTTGTACACACTGAATTAGGCATCAAAGACGATGTTAATTTTGAAATACAAAATAGTTGGATTAATAGACATCGTGCAGGCGAACATAATACATTACATTGGCATTCAAATGCTATGCTAAGTGCAGTGTATTATATCCAAAATGAACCAGGAGCAGGCGCAATACAATTTCAGCGTTCGCATCTATATTATAATTTATTTCACGATACAGTTAGAGTTGATTATAAAGACGATGTATTAAATCAATATAATTTAGATTTGTTTTCGATCGAACCAGTTAGTGGCGACCTTGTTATATTTCCGTCGCATGTTGAACACATGGTAACACAAAATCAAACACCATCAGAACGTTATAGCCTAGCATTTAATCTATTTGCTAGAGGACACGTTGGCGCAGGGACGTCACAAATAAAACTATGAAACACCAAGTAATTCCATTATTTTCTATTCCATTATTTCAAACTAATATAGGTCAGCTTGATGTTATTACTATGGCCTGGATTAAAAATTTAATTTATCCAAGCCAAGCAGTAGGACATGACGGTAGCGAAGATCATTTGCCAAAACATAAGCAGGGTATGCATATACTACATAATAAAAAACTTAGAAAACTTAAAGATCAAATACAAAATTGTATTGACTACTTTGCTCATGAAGTGCTTGATATAGAAGATCACATTAACTTTGAAATACAAGCAAGTTGGATTAATAAAATACAGTCTGGCGATGCTGATATTGTAAAACACGGACATGCAGGATCAATGATAAGCGGAGTTTATTATATAGATACTGATGATACTACAGCACCTATAACTTTTGAAAAAGCATATATGTATCCAAACTTATTTCATAATAGTGTACCTTTAACATTTAAAAAGAAAAATTACAATCAATATAATATACAAGAATTTACATTAAATCCTCTTCC